AGTAGTGCACTTCTCGTAATTACTATTTGACACCTATTAAAGCTAGTTTTTGAAATGGAACTGTATACAGTACTAAGGAAACGTTTCAACGAAAGAGGGGCAAATGCATTCCAAAATGCGGATTTGTATAATTCATTGATAAAATGCAGACATGACATTTTTGGGGAACAAATTTGTGCCTCATTCGATATACCTTTAAGAAATGACGTTGATTTTGAGGTAATAGTTGATGATTTATCTAACAATTATGAATTTAAACTTGAAAAGTTTTTTAAAGTCACACCAGACAACTACAAAATAGAAGAAGGAATGCTATTAATTATAGATTATAAAGTCAGTAGATCAACATTAAACATAGAGAAAACACTTGTAAAATATAATAATGCTTTTAATTGGGTTCCAAAATTATTGCCAATAGATTTTAAAACCATAATTATAAACTTAAATCCAGATACATTAGCTGTATGGTCAAACCAAATGGAGTTTCTAGATAACTACAAATTTGAGTTAAACCTAGACGAAATTAGAGATATCAATGATATGCTTGAAGTCCTAGAAATACAAAACTCAGATGATGATACATTTATGAGGAATAGAGTAGGAGATAACATTGCAGTAACTGATGATTGGTTTGACATTGAAGAGGCTAATATTGAGAAAGTGTTAGAGAATGATGTAACCTTTTACGACTTTAAGAGATCATTAGATAGTGATACTAGGAAATTATTTGAAAAAATGTTAAAATCTAATGTAAGCATTATGGGTACAGAGATGCAGGAACTATACAAAGATGTAATAAAGACAACTCAACAAAGTGTAAATAAGACAAAAAAGAGTCTAATATCAAAATTAACAGACTTGGAAAAATTAGTTCCAAGTAAAGAAAATATAGACATTGGTTGGAAAGATCTAGAAACAAAATTGACAAGCACAAAGGATCTGAGTAATAATATATTAGATGCAAAACCGACCGTTCATATGATGATTTCCACCATAGACTTAGTTGATAAAGAATTAGACATGAATAATTTTAAAAAATGTTGTCTTTTTGGTGGTTTAATAAAACTAATGGATTGGTCAAAATGTATACCATATAAAAACGGTTTGATAAGGGTTGACCATTACCAAGATTTTTTCAAAGTTTTAGGTGATGATATGGATATGGTTGGTTATGAATCAGAATACAATTCCATGGTGCAGGAGTTTAAAAGTAATAGGACAGGTTTTTCTAATAATTCAAAATACCAAAAGAAATCGCAATCAAGATCTATTTCACCCAATTTGCCAGGGATAATGGTAAATGATATGCAATTTATGCTCCGAAATTTCACAAATAAGAAAGAATTCACAAAATTTTGTGGTATTGATGTATCCAAAAATAATGATTTCAAAAAAGGAATCACGCCTGAACAGACTAAACCATTTTGCTTATCACCAGTTGATGAATCATTAAAAGAACAGGTAAACGAATTGTTTAATGCTGCAAAACTGTCAGAAGTTAATCCTACACAAGAATTTCAAAAAACCGTATTAAAGGATTATATTGTAAGAACTAGATCCATGGATCCAGGGAATTATGAATTATATGATAGTATCATTAAAACAAAAGGTTATAAAATAGCAACAGATATAAGTATATTAATTAAAAATGCTTTATCAGTTGCAAATTTTCAAAATTTTAAAACATATAGGTTAATATTCTCAGCAAACAAAAGTTCATTTTTAATTCTGCTTCCATCTATGTCAATAAAGTATGCACAAAGCTCCATATGTTTTATTAGTTGTTGTTTCACTAAAAAAAACGAAGACATTGATTACTACAGTGGATGTAATAGATACAGAGTACCATTAACCGGGACAGATTTTGATATATTGATATCAAACCCAATAAGATTGAACAAAGAACGCGCAAAAAGGCTCGTAGAAGCTCCATTTTTAATGTTCCTTGTTGCATCATCATTTATCACGACAGACTGTGATGTTGAAAGTATAATAAATTACAGCTTCTATTCTTCACTGAATATTACAAAATCACTCATGACTTTGACTGAACCAGCAAGATATATTTTAATGGGTTCTAGTGCTAAAGTAAGTGATGTTAAGTCTTACATTGGCGAAAAATTTGAACCGTCTTTGAAAACTGCGTTCTCTATATGGATATATAACAAGATTAAAGAGGCATCTTATATTGCAAATGAAAAACTTAAAGGAATTGTTTGTAAGGATGTTTTCTTTGATGAAGATAAAGTAAAGGGTAGAGGTGTTAAATCTATAAAAAACCTACCTAGCATTTATTTTAAGGGAAATCTAGATTTGAAAGGATATCTTAATGAAGTGTTTATACCATTTTATATAAACTCAAAAGGGCTTCATGAATTCCACCATAACATAATTGATCTGACTAAGGTCCCTTGCCAAATTGAAATAGAAACAAAAAAAGACATGAAAGAATTTTGGATAGAATCTGAAAATCAATATTGTAACCTACCAGTGTTCTTAAACCAGTCAGCTAAATACTATCAAAGGTTAGTTAAACAAGGGGCAAGGTACAGGAACAATGTGGAGACTAGCAATATGTTTAATGAACCTATTTATAAAATCCCAACTATGACAAGTTCTAAATCTTGTGTACAAATTGGAGATTTTTTTGATATAAAAGTTCATGGTACTGACAAAAAAGTCCATCATGCACTCAAGACGAAAATGCCAAACACTAGATCATATTATACTGTTGACTTTGATCCAGAAATTTTAGAAGATACAGTATTATATATACCAATTGACAAGAATTTTTCTAGTAAGTTGTTTAGTAGTAAGATGACAATAATTAGCACAATAACCATGAATAAGGAGTTCAAAGTTTGGCAAAGTAAATCTCATATAGGAGATTGCTTTAAACAAGTTTCAAAAAATAGCACATATGTTTTTTGTATATGTTGGGACACCTTAAAAGATAGGTACGAATGGGATGCAGTTAGTGCAAATTACTTAGTTAACTGTATTAAATTAAACAACAATCAGGATAAGCTTCAAGGCATTACGAATTTATTCCCACTAGGATTCACTAAAGATATAAATGCCATTGAGTATCTAATAGAATCAAAATTAATTAAATCTAATCTAAAAATTTATAATAATTCAATCTATATATTTGAACAAGGATTAAGAGACTACACACATCACGTACGTGAAAACTTAGAGATAACACCAAAAGATAGTGATAATAATAATCTACTTAAAACAGGTTTATATAAGCACCATGATTATAAAGCTATTAGAAACAATGTTAAGAACTACCAGGATTACATTACGAAAAGAGTTTTTGACCGATTATATGATAAAGTAGATGAGTTCAAAGACAAAGAATTTATTAAAATAGCAGGGGATTGCATTCTAAAACACCAAACGTACTATTCAACTTTATTTTGTAAAGATCAAAGAACTGCAAAGGACCGTGAGATATATGAGATGGAATTGGAAGGCAAAATACTTTTATATGTCATAGAGAGATTATTTAAAACATATTCCAGAGAGGATATGAATGAAATGATTAGTAGACCTGGAGATGTGAAAGTATTAGACATTGAAAATTCAAGAAACAGACTATTTACATTTGCAACACAATTTCAATCTAATGCAAGGTACAAGTATAATGTTTACCTAAATGAGATTAATGCGGATATGTCAAAATGGTCTGCGAAAGATTTAACAGCAAAGTACTTATTTTTAATAGCATTAAATCCAAGCTTAAAATCAAAAGAAAAAAAACTTTTAATATTGGGTTTATGCAGATATATGCGGAAAGTGCTATTGTTACCTGACTCAGCCATTGGGATACTGCTAGATCAATATTCCTTTAGAGAAGATGACCCAATTATGAAGATGACAAACAATCTTTCGACAAATTGTGTCAAAATCTCTCAAAACTGGTTCCAAGGTAATTTGAATTATCTTAGTTCATTTTGTCATAGTATAGCCATGGACTTCTACAAAGATTTAAATTTTGAATTTGCAAAAACATTAAATATTGAAAATACATTGACTGTTTCTCTAGTCCATAGCGATGACAACCAGACAGGGGTATGCATGATTGAAAAAATAGATAGTGTAACAGAACCAGATAAGATGACACAAGAGTATTCACAGAATCAAGATCAGAAGATTGCAAGCGCGATATTTAGGCTGCTTGAATTTGCAATGAGACAATTTGGCTTTATTCTAAACACAAAAAAGAGTTTTATTAGCAGTATAATAAAGGAATTTATAAGTATGCATAACTTAAATGGAGAACCTTTTTCAGTTTTTCACAGATTTCTATTTCCTGTGATAGGAGCCTGTTCTTTCCTTGGACCATATGAAGACCTGACAGCAAGATTATCTGGGATACAAACTGCTATAAGGCATGGTTGTCCACCAAGTCTAGCAACTTGTGCAATAGGTTGTGCAACAGAAATGACATATGCTACATATAATATGTTGCCTGGAATGAAGAATGATCCTGGACCTGTTTATGGGTATGATAGGTTCCAATTACCATTGGAAATAGGAGGTTATCCAGCATTTGACCTATCCAATTTTGTAGAGTTGGGGACTGTTGCCAATGATATAAGATTATTAAGGCCTATAATTTCAAAGGTTGTAAATACTATCAAATTCAAAACAATTGAAGAACAATTATTAAATTTCGATGAATCGTATATAAAATTATTAAATACTTATGAAAAATTTATTGTGAAATTTTATAAAGAGTTCTGTATAACAGACTTATTTGACCCATCAGGAAGTATTGGTGAAACATATGAAATGTCAAAAAGATCACTATTAACCCCTAGGAAATTTACTACAATGAAACTTATTAAGAAGTTGACAAGTTACAAAGATTTCGTGAATTTATCAGGAGAAGCAAAGTTGAATAATTTCCAATTTATGTTGCAAAATAAAGAATTGTTGGTCTCAAAACCATTAGATTCTGCGTCTTTCAAACAGGTTGTTCTTTTCCGATATAACTCTCGGAAATTCAAGGAGTCACTTTCAATTCAAAGCCCAGTGCAATTATTCTTGGAACAGATTATATCAAGTGGCTCTAAGTGTATAGATAGAGAGTTCTTAAATGACATAGATACAGAGCCACTTGTAGACATAAGTGAACCAAATAGAAATCAATTGTTGGGCCGATTAACATTCGTAGAAGCATTCCAAAAAATAAAATTGATAGTGCAGAATAAAGACCTAACTCTTGAAGATTTATTGGTGGTTTATAAATCTAAAATAACGAACGACCCATTGACATCAACATGTCATAATATTGAATTTGCTGTAGAAGAATTGTCTTCTGTAGGCAAGGAATCATATTATTCTCAAAAACTGCAGGAGTATAGACAAGTTAGATCGTTTCTCAGCACACCACATAACATAATTACTGCACTGTTAAGGCTGATAGAAACAGGAGTGGAACCAGGTGAAGATACAGTCTTATATAGCGATGTTACAGAGCTTTATAAGTATTTTGTAGAGTCAGGGTTACAGTCATACTTGGCAGACTATAATTTCCGGCATAAGAATGATCCAACATTGTATGTAAAAGAACAACTGTCAATTTGGACTGAGGTACTCCAGATATTATACTTGTATACAACACAAATAAATAAACGTAATATGTCCATACTTCTACCAAAACGAGCCTATAGTCTAACTGATTTTCTTCTAACTTTAAAAGGTTCATTACAGAAAGACAAGTTATTGATTAATTATAAGTTACTCTTTAGTCCTTTAAAATTCAAAGCTAAAGGTATTACAAAATTAGAACAACTAGACACAATTAATACTGCAGAATCTTTCTTTCGGTCGTTAACAACCTTTATGGAAAACTATGTCAAAGCAGAATACAGAGCAAATTTAATCTTGCAAATTATTAAAAATTGTAGCATTGGATCCAACACAGTTTCAGAATTATATGATTTAGTTCGACTTAATTGCCCACACCAATTTATGGCATTGTTGAATCTATTAGGTGACTTAGAAGAACAGACAGTTAAGTCTTACATTAGTAATATTAAAAGTGTTTCTAATGCTTGGATAAAAGAACAATCTTTTAGACAAGGGATGATTGGAGAATTTGATGTGATTTATTATAATTTGAGGTCAAGTTTGGAGGTAAAAGGTAACAATAAGACATTCACTGACATGATCTTTTATTACCAAAGCGGGCTAGATTTGAACCAGTTAATAGCAAAAGACTTGGATATAATGTTGAATAAGCTTAGGTATGACATGAAACTAGATCAAATTGAGTTTAATGCACCATTAAGCGAAGATGACAACAGTCTATACTTCGTTAAAACGTGGATACGAGGGATTGCAAAGTACTCAGCAAAATATTTAAAAGATATAACTAGCACAGATTTGATGTTGTGCCCAATTAGTCTGCATATAACAAAGCAAAGTAATTATGAGTTTAATGAAATACTTGATGCAAATTTAGATAACAAATCTTGCAGATACTTTAAAATCAATGAATCTTTGAAATCTTATCAAACAAGTAGGAGGGGGCCAATTTCTGTACTACTCAACATGAAGGGAGACATTGATGCATTGGGGACGTTTTCACTTTCAAGCTACATAAGATTCATCGCTGGCTATCAAGGAATGCAAAAACCAAATTTTGCATCATTATTAAATTTTATAGATTTGTTTAGTTGCAGAGACACTACACAAACACTTATAGAAACACCATCAGAAATAAAAACTGAAATATTTTGCTTTGATGATACTGATTTAGACATTGAATTCAACTTTGATGTAATATTCAAGATGAAAGTTAGGACACCATATAGCTCGTTAAATGCACTGATGGATATAATAAATAACAAAGATAAATTTCTACAATACATGACTACAAATGAGAAGCCTAAAACAAGCCAGGAGTACCACAAGAATATTAACATATTGACAAGACAATTCCAAGTTATACAGCATATGAAGTCAAGGCTTGGTTTCCAACTTGAGGAAGATTCTATATTTATCAAACTATTGCATCTTTATTCCCTAGGAACACCAACTCATTTAGGATTTCATGATGTCAATAAATTACCTGAAAAATTCATGAAAAAGGACAAGTTTTTGGAGTTGGATTTGGATTTCATAGAAAAAAATGTCATGGTAGATATTAGTTTACCAAATCTTTTCTTGGAACGAAAGCATCAAACAGAAATTAAGAGTGTTTTTGATAAGTTAAAATCGGACTATAAAAGTTTAATTAACAAGGATTTTCCTGATTTAAGTTGGGCAGATGAAGTTGAACAAAGTGAAAAAAGTGGTTTTTCGTTCTTTTAAGTAGGGTTTTTTTTGATAGATTGAAAGCAGGTTTAACCTTGATGATTAATATTAAATTATGTTGAACTGGATTTGAAAGGTAGATTAGTGGTCATGTATGTAACTAGGAGAAGCACACTACT